AAGGATATCTTTCTCTTTGATTGCCCTCGTGGAACGATGGAATTCCTACAGTACTCAGTCTTGGAGAAACTCAAGGACAGGATGATTTTCTCACCCAAGTACTGCTCGGCTGCAAAGATTTTGACTAAACTCCCTCATGTCATTGTCTTTTCTAATGAAGAGCCTGACAATCGTAAAATGTCTCAAGATCGTTATGACATTACTATTTGTGGATAAAAACTTAATTATATAAAAATGTATTTATGTTCTGTGACGAGCAACCCTATACAAAATTAATATTTTAGGGTTGCGAATAAGGATGAAAGCGTCAGCGTAAGGAACGCAACCCTGAAACGTTTGTTTTATATACGGGTTGCGGATCTAGGGGTCACTAACCCCCCAGGGGTGGGGTGTGTGGCTTATGTCCTCTTTGGTTCCTTGAAGTATTTAACTAGACGAAAACGGGTATTAACGATACCGGCAGTACCCGTCCCAGTGCCTTCGGCAACGCCTGCCACCCACCAAACAATAAACATGTCCCTGCCTTCAGGGTATGTCAATTCTGCACCTGTACCATTAATTTCATATGCAATGGTACGCTTGACCGGGATATATGTTTCCATGTATCGCTGGCCTTTGCCTTCTGTAGATTCCCATGGACCCAAAAGCATCTTCTTGTGTCTATGGACTAGATATTTGTCAGCATTAATTGGTAGACAATTCATATCCATTCCAGTTTGACCTGTTGCGTCAAATGGTGTACTTCGTGTTCCTCTCTGACCTCTGAAGAATTCAGTGGTAGGAATAGCAGTAATTTTGTTATCTTCCTGTTTAGGAGATATAATAGCGAAATGCAGCATGTATTTCTTGTCTGTGAAGGTAGCCACATTATTTAAGTTTGCATGCATGCAGATCTTAACACCACGGAAGTCAACCATATTGCGTTGCCTTGTATTCCTTTCGGCCTCATTGTTTGTAGTCGTTTTACTGAGAGATAGTAAACGGTAACTGCCGTTGAGCGTCTTAGAAGCGATCGCAGTATTCACAAACTCGTCTGTATCCATTTTGGACAAGCCAGCCGGACTCTGTCCAACTTGCCTACGCATTCTGATGCGCTTGCGACGGTTTTTTAACATTTGAATTCCCTTGTAGCCTGCATACGCTGGTCCTACATACGGAATCGCTCTCGCAGCATATCTACCGGCACGCACCAATGCTGCGCGCCTGACAGCCGCTGCCGTTAGGCCGTGACCCACGCGCCGGCGTATCGCTGGTGGTGTAACGAGCCCTCCGTACGGATTCCACGGGCGTCTACCTAAATGAGTACGAACCATCGTTATTTAAATTTTTTGAATTTAAATTATGAGTACCGCGGACTAGGAACATGGAGAAGTTGGGAGGCCCAGTATTACCTCCCAACTTCGGACTTCGGCCTCATAAAAAATCTCATCATGCCAAACGGTGCGAAGAACTGGTGCTTTACGCTTAACAACCCTACAAATGTCGAGTCAACGCATATCGCGGGACTTATTGCCTCGACCGAGGGTCTTGTTTCCTATCTTGTTGTTGGACGAGAGACCGGTGAGAACGGTACTCCTCACTTACAGGGGTTCGTTCAGTTTTCTCGTCGTTGTGCACTTGCACGCTGCCGCCGCCTAATCTCTAATCGAGCTCACTTTGAGATCGCCAGAGGAACTCCTCTTGAAGCTTCTAACTATTGTAAGAAGGATGGCGACTTCAATGAGTATGGTCAACTCGGTGTCAGTCAGGGCAAACGTTCTGACTGGGATAAACTCAAAGAGTTTGTGCTTGAGAAAGGTTCTGTTCCAACTAATCGCGAACTGGCTGGTAACTTTCCTGGACTCTATGCCAGATCTAACAAGCTGAATGAGATCTGCAAGTCCTTCCTTCCTCCTCCTGTTCTTGTAACTGGAGATCCCCGCCCTGGATTTCAATCTACCATTTGGAATATGGTTCAAAATGAATGTACGGATACTCGTAAGGTTTATTTCTTTGTTGACTTTGTCGGAAATAAAGGGAAGACATGGATCTGTGCCAAGCTCTTTTCCCATTTCTCTGAACGTGTTCAAGTCTTATCTGTTGGAAAACGTGATGATCTTGCCCATGCTATTGATGAATCTAAGGATATCTTTCTCTTTGATTGCCCTCGTGGAACGATGGAATTCCTACAGTACTCAGTCTTGGAGAAACTCAAGGACAGGATGATTTTCTCACCCAAG